ATGGATACGCAGAATAAACGCGGAGAAGGCGCGGCCAGGCAGGAGCTGCTGGATGAGCTGCGCAGGCTGGCCAGATGGAAAAACAACGACGTTGTGAAGCTGGCCTTCCTGGACGGGGAAGAGGCGGACGGGGTGGACGCTTTGGACCTGTCCGGGGTGGTGGAGCTCAGACGCAACGCCAACGGCACCTTCGAGGCCAAGTTCGTGGACAAGGTGCGGGTGCTGGCCATGCTGCGGGAGGTGCTGGACCAGGAGCGGGGCGGGGCGCTGGAGGACTTTTTGGACGGGCTGTACCGGCCGGAGGATGGTGACGGGACGTGAACAGGCTGGAATTCTCCCCAAAGCAGCGGCAGGTGCTGGATTGGTGGAGACAGGACGGATTTGACGCCGTGATCTGCGACGGGGCGGTGCGCTCCGGCAAGACCTTTGCCCTGGGCCTGTCCTTCTTCCTGTGGGCCATGGCCCGGTTCCAGCGGCAGCGGTTCGGGCTGTGCGCCGCCTCCATCAATGGGGTGCGGCGCAACCTGCTGGCCCAGGCCCGGCCCGTGCTGGAGGGGCTGGGCTTTAAATGGGAGGAAAAGGTCAGCCGGAACGAGGTGACGCTCCGGGGCGGAGGGCGGGAAAACCTGTTCTACCTCTACGGAGGCGGGGACGAGGGAAGCTACGCGGCCATCCAGGGGGTGACGCTGGCGGGGGTGCTGCTGGACGAGGCGGCGCTGATGCCGCGCTCCTTCGTGGAGCAGGCCTGCGCCCGGTGCTCCGTGCGGGGCGGAAGGGTGTGGTTTTCCTGCAACCCGGCGGGGCCGGAGCACTGGTTCTACCGGGAGTGGATCTGCAAGGCGGAGGAAAAGCGGGCGCTGTATCTGCGCTTCACCATGGGGGACAACCCGGGGCTGTCCGCCAGGGTGCGGGAGCGGTATGAGCGGATGTTCCAGGGAACGTTCTACCGGCGGTATGTGCTGGGGGAGTGGACGGCGGCGGAGGGGCTGGTATACGACTTCTTCGACGAAAAGGCCATGCCGGACGTGCCGGAGGGGGAGTTCGCCAGATGGCGGATTTCCTGCGATTACGGCACAAGAAACCCGGCCTCCTTCGGCCTTTGGGGGGAGATGGACGGGATCTGGTACAGGACCGGCGAATTCTACTACGACGCCCGGGAGTGCGGGCGGCAGAAAACCGACGGGGAATATGTGCAGGATGTGAGGGATTTGGCTGGGGGACGGTGCATCGAAACGGTCATCGTGGACCCGTCGGCGGCCAGCTTTATTGAGGCGCTGCGGCGGGAGGGCTGGAGCGTGCGCAGGGCGGACAACCGGGTGCTGGAGGGCATACGGCGCACCGCCCAGGCGCTGAAGGGCGGGAAAATCGTGATCTGCCGGGGGTGCCGGGCGGCGGCCAGGGAGTTCGGGCTGTACCGCTGGGAGGAGGCCGGGGAGGACCGGGTGCGCAAGGAGTTCGACCACGCCATGGATGATATCCGCTATTTCGTCATGGCGCTGGAGGGCGGGGGCGGAAGCGCCGCCGCCTATGTGGAGCGGGACGTGTTTTAGAAAAGGGCGTCCAGCGGGCCGGGGAGGCCCTCCAGTTCAGGGGAATGCCCTCAAATAAAGGGGATTTCTATATATTTCATCTGCGGGAGGAGAAAAAGCATGGATATTTGTTTCGAGGGGATCGGCCAGACCACGGCCACCTTTCAGGCGGAGGGGGAGATCCGGCCCGGCATGGTGGTGACGCTGGCGGAAAACGGCGCAGCGGCTCCGGGCGGGGCGGGCGGCGCCCCCTGCGGCGTGGCGCTGGGCGGCGTGCGCGGCGGCGCCGTGGCGGTGCAGATCGGCGGCGCGGCCAAGGTAAGCTGGTCCGGGAGCACCGCCCCCGCGCCGGGCTGGCAGGGGCTGGCCTGCGACGGACAGGGCGGCGTGAAGACGGTGGAGGACGGAATCAAATTCCTGGTGCTGGCGGTGGACGCCCAGGCCAGGAGCGTGGTTGTGAAGCTGTAAAGCAGCGCCCGGGCTTCGCGGCGAGAACGTAAATCGGACATACAAAGGAGGAGCTATTGATGGCACAGAGATTCGATCACGTAAGACTGGAAAAGGGAATGTACCACGAGGCGGGACGGTCCTTTACCCAGGTGCTGGAAAAGCTGGACCCCAGCGAGCAGTACCGGGGCACCGCCCTGGAGGGGCTGGACGCCTACCAGCGGCAGCTCAAGCGCTTCGATATCCGGGTGAAGGGGGCGGGCTCCGACCTGGTGGACAAGTTCTTCTCCACCTCCCAGTCGGCGGTGCTCTTCCCCGAGTACATCGCCCGGGCGGTGAAGGTGGGCATGGAGGAGGCCAACATCCTCCCCGATATCACCGCCACCCAGACCGTTATCGAGGGGATGGACTACCGCTCCATCACCTCCGCGCCCGAGGATGAGAAGCAGCTCAAGCAGGTGGCCGAGGGGGCCGCCATCCCCCAGACCACCGTGCGCACCCGGGACAGCCTGGTCAAGCTCCACAAGCGGGGGCGGATGCTGGTGGCCTCCTATGAGGCCATCCGGTTCCAGAAGCTGGATTTGTTCTCCGTCACCCTGCGGCAGATCGGCGCCCAGATCGGACGGATGCACCTGGAGGACGCCATCGGCGTGATCGTCAACGGCGACGGCAACGGCAACCCCGCCCAGGTCAGCACCGTGGAGACGGCGGGCACGCTGGCCTATAAGGACCTGCTGTCCTTTTGGAACAGCTTCGAGCCCTATCAGCTTAACACCCTGCTGGCGGGCGCCGACACCATGCCCATGCTGCTGGCCCTGCGGCAGATGCAGGACGCCGCCGCCGGGCTGGACTTCCACGGCACCGGCAGGCTCATCACGCCCATGGGGGCCAAGGTACTGCGCACCTGCGCCGTCCCCAAGGGGAAGATCATCGGCCTGGACAAAAATTATGCCCTGGAGATGGTCAAGGCGGGGGATGTGATGGTGGAGTACGACAAGCTCATCGACCGGCAGATGGAGCGGGCCGCCATCACCACCATCTCCGGCTACGCCAAGATCTTTGAGGACGCCAGCCGGGTGCTCAGCATCTGATGGGGCTGCCGGCGCGGAACAGAAGGGAGCGGGGGACGGCGGCGGCCGCCGCCCAGCTCCGGGACGGGGGGAGGCACCCCTTTGTGCAGCTGGACGGGTATACGCCCCTGGGCGCGGGGGAGGCGGCGCTGTACCGGGCCGTCCGGGAGGCGGTGCCCGTGGTGGACGCCGCCATCGGCAAGCTGGTGCGGCTGTGCGGCGGGCTGCGGGTGGAATGCCGGGACGAGAGGGCCCGGGAGGGGCTGGAGCGGTTTATCCGCACGGTGAACGTGGGACGGGGCCAGCGGGGCCTCCAGGCGTTTCTGGACCAGTACCTGGATTCCATGTTCGTGTGCGGCAGGGCGGTGGGCGAGATCGTCCCCACCGCGGACGGCCGGGACATCGCCGCGGTGCTGTGCGGCGATGTGGGCCGCATTGAGATCCGGGAGGGGGACAGCCCGCTGGACTTCGCGCTGTGCGCCAGGGACAGCGGCGGAAGGGTGCGGGAGCTGCCGCGCCAGGAGCTGCTGCTCTTCACCCCCTACCAGCCCGAGACCGGGTCGCCCTACGGCGTGTCCATGCTGCGCTCCATGCCGTTTCTGGCGGAGATATTGGTGAAAATCTTCCAGGCCGTGGGCAAGAACTGGGAGCGCACGGGCAATGTGCGCTTCGCCGTGACGTGCGGGGGCGGGGACGCGGCCGCCGCCCAGGAGCGCTGCGCCCAGGTGGCCCGGGAGTGGAGCGCCGCCATGCAGGCGGGAAGGGACGGGGCCGTGCGCGACTTCGTGTGCGCCGGCGATGTGGGGATTCGGACCATCGGGGCGGACAACCAGATTTTGGACAGTGAGGTCCCCGTGCGGCAGATCCTGGAGCAGCTGGTGGCCAAGACGGGCATCCCCCCCTTCCTGCTGGGGCTGAGCTGGTCGTCCACCGAGCGGATGAGCTCCCAGCAGGCCGATATCCTCACCAGCGAGATCGCCGCCATCCGGCGCAGCCTGGAGCCGGTGGCGGAGCGGGTGTGCGAGTGGTGGCTGCGGCTGAAGGGGTATGACGACCGGGTGAAGGTGGACTGGCTGGATGTGAACCTTCAGGATGAGGAGTCCGAGGCCAGGGCGGCGCTGTACCGCGCCCAGGCACGGGCCATGGAGGAGGAGAGACAGGATGGAGATTTGTAAGGACGGGGCGGTGAAGGCCATCGGCACGCCCGGCGGGGAGGAGCTTGCCCTCATCAACGCCCTGGCCCGGCGGGAGCTGGGGGCGGACGAGGTGTACACCTTCGCCCTGCGGCTGTGCGACAACGACGTGGACCGGGATTTCGAGCGCTTCGGCGACGGGACGCTGGACCAGCTGGCCCCCCTGTTCGTGGGGGTGTCCGGCGTGTTCGACCACCAGTGGAGCGCCAAGGGCCAGACCGCCCGCATTTACCGCACCCAGGTGGTGGAGGACGGCGGGACGCTCACCGCCGACGGGCGGCCCTGCCGCTACCTGAAGGGGTGGGCGTACATGATGCGCACCCAGGAAAACGCCGCCCTCATCGCCGAGATCGACGGGGGGATCAAGCGGGAGGTCAGCGTGGGGTGCGCCGTGGATAAGGTGCTGTGCTCCATCTGCGGCCAGGAGCTGGACCAGTGCCCCCACGAGAAGGGGGAGGAGTACGGCGGGCAGGTGTGCCATGGGGTGCTCACCGGGGCGGCGGACGTGTATGAGTGGTCCTTCGTGGCGGTGCCCGCCCAGCGCAGGGCCGGGGTGATCAAAAGCGCGGGACGGCGCGTGGAGGACGAGGCCCGGCTGGGCCGGAAGTACCTGAAAAGCCTGCGCGCCGAGCTGGTGCGCCTGGCCGGCATCGCCGAGCCCGGGGCGGGCCATGCCCTGCTGGAGCGGGCGGCAGCCAAGCTGGACGAGGAGGAGCTGGTGGGGCTGATCAAGGTGTGCCGGGGCAGGACCGGAAGGCTGTTCGCCCAGGGGCCCCAGCTGAGCTATGGGGATGAGGCAGCCCGCCCGGAGGACGGCTGCGGGGCCTTCCTGATTTAGGAGGCGGACGGCATGACGCAACAGGTTTTGAAGCTGGCCCAGGCCCTGGGCGGCGCGGGACAGGACGAGGAGCTGCTGCATACCCTGTGCGCGGCGGCCTGCCGGACGCTGGACCGGCGGCTGCGGGACGGCCTTGGGCCGGAGGACTGCCAGGGGGCCTACCCCCTGGCGGCGGCGTGGATCGTGATGGACTGGCTGCGGGGAAGCCGCGGGCTGGAGGGCGTCACCGCACTGTCCGCCGGGGATATCTCCCTGCGGCGGGAGGCGGGGGACGGGGACGGCGCAAGGCTGTCCCAGCGGGCCTTCCAGCTGATGGCGCCCTATTTCAAGGACGAGGGGTTTGTGTTTCGGGGGGTGGAAGGTTGATCGAGGCGTTTACATGGGTCATCAGGGCCTATGGACAGGAGATGGTGTGCCGGAAGCAGGACGGACAGGAGGCGGGCCGGGGAATGGCCATCGTGCAGCCCATGACCCGGGCGGACTGGCAGTATGCCGCCGGGGCGCTGGGCAGCTATTCCCAGGAGCGGTTCCTGGGGCTGGCCGAGCCGGGGCTGCCCCTGGACCAGACCGGCCCGGGCGGCTGGCTGGAATGGGGCGGCGGACGCTATGAGGTGATGAGCGTGCGGCCCATCTGGGTGGGGGGTCAGGTCACCCACCTGTGGATGGCGCTGCGCGCCTGCGGGGAGAACGCGCCGTGAGCGGGGCGCTGGGCAGGTGGCGCGACCGGGTGGCGCAGCAGCTGCGGGACAGCGGGCTCAACGTAGTCACCGCCATGGACCCGGGCCGGGCCGCCCGGTGGCGGGAGCCGGTGGCGGCCGCCGCCGTCAGCCAGGTGGTGTGCGCCCCCGGCGGGTTCCAGGATTACCTGGGCATGGAGCGGGACGGCCAGACCGGGGAGGAACGGGAGGTCTATGGCCGGGAGGCGGAGCTGACGCTGGCGCTGGACATCTTCGCGCCCCGGGACGGGGGCGGGGAGGCCTGCCGCAAGGCGGCGGAGACCGCCGTGGAGTGCCTGGCGTGCCGGGGGGCGGCGGGACTGCCCGCCGTGGAGGTGCGCACGGGCCGGACGGAATTTTTGGAGCGGGACGGGCTGTACCGGCTGGAGGTGGCCTGCCGGTGCCGGGCCTGGCTCACCGCCCGGGCGGACCAGGAGGCCGGGGCGTTTACCGACTTTGAAGTGAAGGGGAGAATGAGATGAGCGCGGTAACAAAGCATGAGAGACCGGGGGTGTACTCCGCCTATGAGGCGTCCAGCCTCACCGCCGCCGCGGCGGGGGGCGGCAGCGTGGCGGTGGTGGCGGCTGTGGACGGGGACGGACTGGAACCATACTACCAGTGGACCAGCTACAGCAAGGCCGCGGCCGACGTGGGGGAGTGCGCCCTGAGCCGGATGGCCCAGGCGGCCATCCGCAACGGCGCGGGGGTGGTGTACGGCATACCCGCCGGGGAGAATTATGACGCCGCCTTCGCGGTGATGGCGGCGCTGGAGGACGTGGGCGTGGTGGCGTGCGACAGCGCCGAGCTGGCGGTGCAGCAGGCGCTGAAAACCGCGGTGGAGGAGTGCTCCGCCGCCCGGCGGGAGCGCATCGCCGTGGTGGCCGGCGGGGCCGGGGAGAGCGTGGAGGAGCTGGTCCAGCGCGCCGCGCAGCTCAACTGCGAACGGGTGGTGCTGGCGGCCCCCGGCCTGGCCGACGGCGGCGGGGCGCTGTGCGCCGCCGCTGTGGCGGGGGCCGTGGCGGGGAGCGCCGACCCGGCCCTGCCCCTGGGAGGCGCGCAGCTCTACGGGCTGGGGGAGCTGGAGTGCAATTATGGCGACGGGGACGTGGATGTGCTGGTTCAGGGGGGCGTGACCCCGCTGGAGACGCTGGCGGGGGCGTGCTATGTGGTGCGCGGCGTCACCACCCGGACCAAGACAGGCGGGGCGGCGGACGCCACCTGGCGGGAGCTGAGCACCATCCTGGTGGTGGACGAGGTGATCCCCGGTATCCGCAGCGCCCTGCGCGCCAAGTTCAGCCGGGCCAAGAACAGCGCCCAGACCCGGGGGGCCATCCGTTCGCTGGTGGTGATGGAGCTGGAGAAGCGGGTGGGCCGGGAGATCATCGACGGGTATGAGGGCGTGAGCGTGTCGGCGCTGGACAGCGACCCCGCCGTATGCGTGGTGGAGTTCGCCTTCACCGTGGCCCACGGGCTCAACCAGGTGTGGCTGAGCGCGCATATTACGGTATAGCGCGGAGAAGCGGACAGCGAGGACGCTTGGAGCGAAGCGAGGGGAAAAGCCCAGCCGCCGCATAGGGGCAGGCGGGTTTTGCCCGAGACGGAGCAAAAGAGGCCGAGCGGCCTGGGCGCTTCGCAGCGTGAATGGTATAGCGCGGAGAAGCGGACAGCGAGGACGCTTGGAGCGGAGCGAGGGGAAAAGCCCAGCCGCCGCATAGGGGCAGGCGGGTTTTGCCCGAGACGGAGCGAAAGAGGCCGAGCGGCCTGGGCGCTTCGCAGCGTGAATGGTATAGCGTCCGAGCCGTGGCAGGCAGGCCGGACGCAGCTATGAGGAGGGAATGAAATGAACAGCAATTTCAGCGCGGGACTGGGCGCGGCGGGATTCCCCACCAGCGCCGATATCTGGCTGGAGCTGGACGGGAGAAAGGTGGCTGTAGTGCAGAGCTACACCTGCAAGACCACCCGCAGCTCCTACTGCGTGGAGGCCTTCGGCGAGGAGGAGCCGGTGGCCACCGTCCAGGGACCCCAGAATTACGTCATCCAGCTCACCCGGCTGTACGCCACCGACAAGGCCATCGCCGATGGGCTGAGCTTCTATGACATGAGGGGCTTCTCCCTGGTGATCTGCAAGCCCGACCGAAAGGTGATTTACTCCGACTGCCAGTGGAGCGGCATCGAGGAGGACGCCCAGCTGGGCAAGACGGTGGTGGAAAAGCTCACCCTGGTGGCCCGCCGCAGGATGGAGACGGCGGCGTAAATGGAGGGCGGACTGTGGAACGGGCCCGACCGGGTGCGGGTGAAGGAGGGCAGCCTGCGGCTGCTGTCCGCCCGGGAGGTGCTGGACGCCCGGCGGGAAGGGGACGGGCTGGCAAGGGACGGCAGGGAGCGGGCGGTGTGCCGCAACGCCTGTCTCATCGCCAAGGCGCTGGAGCGGCACGGCAGGGCCGTGTTCGAGGACGGACAGGACGCCTTGAACAGGCTGCGGGTGGAGGATATCGCCCGGCTGTCGGACGCCTGGGCGGCGTTTAACCGGGAGCACAACCCCTCCGCCCTGGACGGGGAGAGGGAGATCGCGCGGCGAAAAAAAGACTGGAGCACGCGCCTTATGAGCGCCTTCAATGGCGCGTGCTCCGCTTGTTCGGCGCTCTGCCCACCGAGGCGCGGGCAAAAGCCATGACAGACCGGGACTATTTGTGGTGCGCCCTCAACCTGGCGCTGGACCAGGAGGAGGAGCTGGCGCGGCTGTGCCCCGAGTGCCGCCAGCGGGCCCAGGAGGAGCCCTGCCCCGTGTGCGGCGCGCCCAGGGAGGGCTGGTCGGTCAACCGGGAGTTTGACTGGGCGAGGTATGAACAGCTGAAGGGGGGCGGGGGCCGTGATTGACCGGGTGGAGGAGCTGCTGGAGCTGGTGGAGGAGCAGCCGGACGAGGACGGGCAGGAGGACGGGCTGGCGCTGGCGCTGGAGCTGGAGCGGGAGACGGGGGCCCCGGTTGTCCCGGTCAGCGGGCCGGAGGAGGACGGCGAGGAGGATGTGCCGCCCCCCGAGGGGGACGGCGGCCCGGAGGCGAACAGCGGGCCGCGGGCCGTTCCCACGGGCGGCGGGACAGGCGGGCCGGAATGGCCGGAGGAGATGACGAAGACGGACGGCGGGGGGACCGAAGAGGCCCCGCCGCCCGCCTGGGAGGCGCGCCGGCTGGAGGCCCCGGTTATCCCCGGCGGAGGGTCGGAGGCGGAGGCCGACAAGGGGACGCTGGACAGGGAAAGCGGCCGGGACGGGCCGGAACAGGCCCAGACGGAACGGCGGCCCGGAGTATTGGAGTGGCACAGGGCCGCGCAGCGGCCCGCAGCCCCGGCATGGAGGCCGGAGGGGACGGCCGGGAGCGGCAGCCAGGTATGGCCGGAGGGGGCGGCCCGGAACGGCGGACAGATATGGCAGGTGGAAAAGTTCCGGGAAGGCGTCCCGGCATGGCAGGGGGAGGGGCCGCGGCGGACGCCGGAGACGGAGGAGCACCACAGCGTCCCCCAGGGGCCGGAGGAGGGCAGGCGGGGGCTGGAGGAGCTCTACCGCCAAACCGCCCAGGCGGCCCGGCCCGTGTCCCTGGCGGCGGAGGCAGGACAGGCGGCGCGGACGGCCCGGATGGGCGAGGCGGAGACGGCCCGGCAGCTTACCGTGGACGAGCTGGACCGGGCGGTCCGGCGGGACAGCCGGAGGTACGACGGGGGAATGAGTATTTTTTAAGAAGCGCGGAAAAGCGGACAGTGAGGGAGCTTGGAGCGGAGCGAGGGCGAGGGGAGGCCCGCGAAGCGGGGCGGACACCAGCCCGAGGCGGAGTGAAAGCGAGCGAGCGGTTTGGCCGCTTTGCAGCGTGACAGCGCAGAAGCGCGGAAAAGCGGACAGTGAGGGAGCTTGGAGCGGAGCGAGGGCGAGGGGAGGCCCGCGAAGCGGGGCGGACACCAGCCCGAGGCGGAGTGAAAGCGAGCGAGCGGTTTGGCCGCTTTGCAGCGTGACAGCGCAGAAGCGCGGAAAAGCGGACGGCGAGGGAGCTTGGAGCGGAGCGGTGAGGAGAGGGAGTGAACAGCGTGATCCTTTCACCCATGCGGTTTAAAAATTTCGTGTGGCCCCATAACCCCAGGGTGTATTCCATCACCTTTGAGCGGAAAATGGCGGTGCACAAGATCCCCTTCGGCAGGCACAGGCTGCAAAGCCTGGGACAGACCAGGCGGGTGCTCAAAGGCCAGGGGGAGTTCGCCGGGGAGGGCGCCTACGACACCTTTAAGAAGCTGGCCAGCGTGTTCTACGAGGAGACGCCGGGGGTGCTGGTCCACCCGGTCTGGATGACCACCACGGCATGGTTTGCCGCGCTGGAGCTGCGCCAGGAGCCCCGGCGGGACTATGTGGCGTACTCCTTTGAGTTCTGGGAGACGGTGGAGGGGGACGGGGAGGATGGGCTGTCCGTCCCGGACGGCGCGCAGGGCGCCGGGGCCGGGGAGGACCCCCGGAGCCGGTGGCATACCGTGGCAAAGGGGGATACCCTGTGGGAGATCGCCCGGCGGTATGGGGTGGAGCTGGGGCGGATCGTGGAGCTCAACCCGGATATCCGAAACCCCAGCTTGATTTATGTGGGACAGAGGGTGAGAATCTCATGATAAAGTGCTGGGTGGGGCTGGGCGGCGGCGGTGAGCTGGCGCTGCCCACCGCGGTGAGCTGGAAGTTCTGCTATGGCACCGGCACCCCCTGCGACAGCTTCTTTGTGCGCTGCCTGTGGAAGCGGGGGCAGGAGAGGATGCTCTCCGCCGCCTGCCGCTTCTTCGCGCAGTGGGAGGGGGAGCGGGTGTTCACCGGGGTGGTGGATGAGTTCGCGGTGATCTGCGGGAGGGACGGGCTGTACCTGGAGCTGTCCGGCCGGGGGATGGCCGCGCTGCTGCTGGACAACGAGGCCATGCCCGCCGAGTACCAGCGGTGCACCCGGGCGGACATTGTGGCCGGGCATGTGGCCCCCTACGGCCTGGAGGCGGCGGGGGGCGAGGGGCTGCCCGCCGTCAGCGGCTTCAGCGTGGCCAGCGGGGAGAGCGAGTGGAGCGTGGTGCGGCGGTACGCCTGCTACTACGGCGGGGTGACGCCCAGGTTTGACCGCCAGGGACGGCTGGTGCTGGACCCGCCCGGGGACGGGCGGGAGCTGCCCATCCGGGAACAGGACGGGGTGACCGGCTGGGAGTACCGGGAGGAGCGCCATGGGGTGCTCAGCCAGGTGGCGGTGCGGCGGCGGACCACCTGGGGCACCCAATGGGTGTCCGACCCGGCGTTTTTGGCCCAGGGGGGCAGGGCGAGGCGGGTGGTCACCGTCCCCAACACCACAGGGACCGCCGCCATGCGCTACACCGCCGACTACCAGCTGCGGGCCGCCCGCCGGGAACGGGTGCGGATGAGGCTCACCGCCGCCGGGGCGTTCCTGGCCTGGCCGGGGGAGCTGGTGCGGGTGGAGCTGAAGGATTTCGGCGCCAACGGCCGGTACCGGGTGGCCCAGGCCGAGGTGTGCTGCGGGAGCGGCGGGCTGAGCACCACGCTGGTGCTGGGGGAGCCGGACAGTATGATCTAGGAGGCGGTTTTATGTGGATGAGCGGACAGCATAAGCGGCCCGCCGATGAGGGAGAGGGACAGACCGGCATCGTCACCATGAGCGGGGGCGAGACGGCGGTGCTGCTGGACAGGGAGCGGCGGGGGTTGCAGGTGTACAGCCCCGCAGGCTACTGCTGGACCCCCAAGGTGGGACAGCGGGTGCTGGTCATCCAGGGCAGGGGGGAGATCCCCTGCGTGGTGGGGGCGCGGCAGGACGGCGGCATGCCCGACAAGGTGGGCGTCGCCGCCAAGCAGCTGACGCTGGATGGAGAACGGGTGAACATCGCCGGGCGCAGGGGCGCCGGGCTCCAGGGAGAACGGGTGGATCTGGACGGAGAGGTGTATGTCAACGGGGAAAAGCTGGAGGAGCTGATCGCCCGGATTCTGATGGGACTGCTGGGAGGCGGATGAGATGAGCCTGCTGCTGAAAAACAGGGATTACGCTGCCGACGGCAGCGGCGGGGTGGCTGTGGTCCGGGACGGGGAGGCGCTGGTGGGGGAGGTGCTCTTCCGGCTCACCGCCCGGCGGGGGAGCTTCCCCTTCCTGCCCCGGCTGGGCAGCCGGATGGACCAGCTGCGCCGGGCAAAGCCCTCCGACTGGGAGAGCCTGGCATTGCAGTACGCCGTGGAGGCGCTGGAGGGGCTGGACGGCGTGAGCGTCGCCGGAATCCGGGTGAGCCGGGAGCAGGACGGACTTTGGGCGGCGGCGGAGCTGCTGTGGCAGGGAGAACGGCTGACGGTGACGGCGCGGTTGGAGGAGTGAGATTGTGACCACATTGGAGGAGATCTATCAGGGGCTGGCGGCGCAGTTCCAGGCCCAGACCGGCCAGACCGCCGGGGGGAACAGCGAGCTGGCGGTGCGCTTTTACGCGGTGGCCGCCCAGCTGTACAGCCTGTACGTCCAGGCGGAGTGGACGCGGCGGCAGTGCTTCCCCCAGACGGCCCAGGGGGAGGAGCTGGACAAGCACGCCGCGCTGCGGGGCATTTCCCGGCGAAAGGCCGTCCCAGCGGCGGGGACGGTGCGGTTCTATGTGGACCAGGCGGGGGAGACGGCCACACAGGTGCCCCAGGGGACGGTCTGCATGACCGCAGGCGGGGTGCGCTTTGTGACGGACGAGGACGCGGAGGTGGCCCCGGGAGAGATGTTCTGTGAGGCGGACGTGAGCGCGGCGCAGGCGGGGGCGGCGGGCAACGTGGGACAGGGCGCGGTGGTGTACATGGCGCTGCCGCCCCCGGGCATCGTGGCCTGCGCCAACCCGCAGCCCCTGGCCGGCGGCAGGGACCGGGAGGGGGACGAGGCGCTGCGGGAGCGGGTGCTGGCCTCCTTCACGCGGCTGGCCAACGGGGCCAACAACGCCTTCTACCACCAGGCGGCCATGGCCTTCGACGGGGTGGCGGCGGTGACGGTGCTGCCCCGGAACAGGGGGGTGGGCACGGTGGATTTGGTGCCCGCCGCCCAGGCGGGGGCCCCGGGGGAGGAGCTGCTGGAGGCCATGCAGAGCTATTTTGACCGGGTGCGGGAGATCGCCGTGGACGTGAAGGTGATGGCGCCCACGCTGGAGACGGTGGACGTGTGGGTAAAGCTGTGGGTGCAGGAGGGCCGGGATTACCAGGCGGTGGCCGCGGCGGTGCGGCAGCGGCTGGAGCTGTGGTTCAGCGGGGAGCGGCTGGGCCGGCCCCTGCTCCGGGCTCAGCTCATCTCCCTGATCTACGGCGTGGACGGGGTGGCCAACTGCCGGCTGGCGGCGCCGGAGGCGGATATGGCGCTGGACAGCGTGACGCTGCCGGTGCTGGGGGAGCTGACCATCGAAGACGGGGAGGAGGCGCGCCCATGACGGAGAACAATGAGCAGCGGCTGGCGGAGCTGCTGCGGCCGCTGGGGGTGTACGACCTGCGGCCGGGGACCATCAACCGGGGGGAGCTGGCGGCCTATGGCCGGGCGCTGGACGGGGTGGAGGAGGAGCTGGATCACACCGCCCGGGAGATGAGCCTGACCACGGCCGGGGACTTCGGGCTGGAGCGGATCGAGGCGCTGCTGCCCTACCGCCCGGTGTGCCGGACCGCCCGGCAGCGGCGGGAGGCCCTGGCCGCGCTGCTGCGCATCAGCGGTGACAGTTTTACCCCGGAGGCCGTTAACGACACCCTGCTGGGCTGCGGCCTCAACGTCCGGGCGGAGGAGACGGGCAGGCCGGGCTATGTGAATGTGCGTTTTCCCAATGTGGCGGGCATCCCCGAGGGCTTTGACCGGCTGCGGGCCATGATCGAGGAGATCCTGCCCAGCCACCTGGACATTACCTATGTGTTCTGGTACAACACTTGGGCCATGATGGCCGCCCGCCACCCCACCTGGGGGGACGGGGCGGAGACGGGGCGGAGCTGGTACGGGCTGGCCACCGAAAACGACGGGTTTGAGGACGGGGAACGCTGA